CGCCGTGGTGTGCAAGGGGGAGGACGGCACGGCGCAGGCCAGGTGCGCCGCCGTGGCCCGGGAGTGGTCCGCCGCCATGAAGGCGGGGCGGGACGGGGCCGTGCGGGACTTCGTGTGCGCCGGGGACGTGGAGATTCGGGCCATCGGGGCGGACAACCAGGTGCTGGACTCGGAGGTTCCGGTGCGGCAGATTCTGGAGCAGCTGGTGGCCAAAACCGGGATTCCCCCCTTCCTGCTGGGGCTGAGCTGGTCGTCCACCGAGCGGATGAGCGCGCAGCAGGCGGACATTATGACCAGCGAGATCGCCGCCGTCCGCCGGGGGCTGGAGCCGGTGGTGGAGCGGATCTGCGAGTTCTGGCTCAGGCTCAAGGGGTTTGACGACCGGGTGGACGTGGACTGGCTGGACGTGAATTTGCAGGACGAGGAGGCGGAGGCCAGGGCGGAGCTGTACCGCGCCCAGGCCAGGGCTTTGGAAGGGGAGAAGGACGATGGAGATCTGTAAAGAGGCGGCGGTGAAGGGGATCGGCACCCCGGACCGGGAGGAGCTGGCGTTGATCAACGCCCTGGCGCGGCGGGAGCTGGGGGAGGACGAGGTGTATACCTTTGCCCTGCGGCTGTGCGACAACGACATCGACCGGGATTTTGAGCGGTTCGACGACAGTACCTTGGACGAGCTGGCCCCCATGTTTGTGGGGGTGTCCGGGGTGTTCGACCACCAGTGGTCCGCCAAAGGGCAGACCGCACGGATTTACCGCACCGAGGTGGCAGGCGGAGATGGGACGCTTACCGCCGACGGGCGGCCCTACCGCTTTTTGAAGGGGTGGGCCTACATGATGCGCACCAATGAGAACGCCGCCCTGATTGCCGAGATTGACGGCGGGATCAAACGGGAGGTCAGCGTGGGCTGCGCCGTGGAACAGGTGGTTTGCTCCATCTGCGGCAGGCCGGTGGACGAGTGCCCCCATGAAAAGGGGGAGGAGTATGACGCTCAGATCTGCTGCGGCGTGCTCACCGGGGCCACTGACGTCTATGAGTGGTCCTTTGTGGCGGTGCCCGCACAGAGGAAGGCCGGGGTGATTAAGAGCGCCGGAAAAAGGCTGGAGGACGAGGCGCGGCTGGGACGCAAGTACCTCAAGAACCTGCGGCGGGAGTTGGTGCGGACCGCCGGGATCGCCGAGCCGGAGCTGGGACACGCCCTGCTGGAAAATGTGGCGGGCAAGCTGGACGAGGAGGAGCTGCTGGGGCTTATCAAGCTGTACCGGGGCAAGACGGACAGACTGCTGATACCCAGGGCACAGCTGTGCTACAGCGAGGAAGCCGTGCCCCAGGAGATCGTGGACGGAGCCTTTCTGATTTAGGAGTGTGAGCGGATGACGGAACAGGTTCTGGAGCTTTTGCTGGCGCTGTGCGGGCCGGAGCAGGATGAGACGGTGCTGCGGATGCTGTGCGAGAGCGCCTGCAGGGCGCTGGACTGGCGGCTGAAGGATGGACTGACGGCGGAGGACTGCGGGGGGGCCTACCCCCTGGCGGCGGCGTGGCTGGCCATGGACTGGCTGCGGGGGAGCCAGGGGATGGACGGTATCACCGCCCTGTCCGCCGGGGATATCTCCATCCGCCGGGAAGGGGGCGGGGACTGTGGGAAGCTGTCTGAGCAGGCCATGGAGATTATGGCCCCCTATCTCGGCGGCAGCGGCAGCGAATTTGTGTTTCGGGGGGTAGACGGATGATTGAGGCGTTTGATTGGGTCATCAGGACCTATGGGCAGGAGATGGTGTGCCGGAAAGAGGACGGCACGGAGACGGGCCGGGGTATGGCAATTGTCCAGCCCATGACAAAAGCGGATTGGCAGTATACCGCAGGGGCGCTGGGCAGTTATTCCCAGGATCGGTTTTTGGGACTGGCGGAGCCGGATCTGCCCCTGGACCAGCTGGGGCCGGGAGGTTGGCTGGAATGGGGGGATGGCAGGTATGAGGTGATGACCGTGCGGCCCATCTGGGTGGGCGGTCAGGTTACCCATTTGTGGCTGGCCCTGCGGCCCTGCGGGGAGAACGTGCCATGAGAGGGGCGCTGAACGCCCTGCGGGAAGATGTGGCGGAGCAGCTCCGGCAGGCGGGGGTGAACGCCGTCACCGGCATGGAAAGCGCCCAAGCCGCCCGGTGGCGGGCGGCGGTGGCCGCGGTGTCGCTGAGCAAGATGGTGTGCGCCTCCGGCGGGTTTCAGGACTATTTAGGCGTACGCCGGGACGCGGACGGGATTGAGAGAGAGCTCTACGGCAGGGAGGTGGAGCTCACCCTGGCGCTGGATATCTTTGCCCCCAGGGACGGGGGGGAGCGCGCCTGCCAGGAGGCGGCGGAGATCACCGCCGAAAACCTGATGTGCTATGGGGCGGCGGGGCTCAACGCCCTGGAGATCCAGGCGGGACAGGTGGAGTTTTTGGAAAAGGACGGGCTTTACCGGCAGAAAACCTCCTGCCGGTGCAGGGCGTGGCTGGTCGCCCGGATGGACGGCGGCGGGGCCTTTGTGGACTTTGAAGTGAAGGGGAGATTGAAATGAACGTCAAGCATGAGCGGCCGGGGGTGTATTCCTCCTATGAGACGTCCAGCTTGACCGCCGCCTCCGCGGGCGGCGGCAGGGTGGCGGTGATTGCCGCCTGCGCCGCGGATGCGGCCTTGGTTGGGGAGGCGCAGATCCAGCGGGTCTACCGTTGGAACAGCTACAGCAAGGCGGCGGCGGACGTGGGCGAGTGTGTGCTGAGCCAGATGGCCCAGCTGGCCATCCGCAACGGCGCCGGTACGGTGTACGGTGTGCCCGTCACGGGGGATTATTCGGCAGCGATTGCCGCTGTGGCGGCCATTGAGGATGTGCCTATCGTGGTGTGCGACAGCACGGATTTGAAGGTGCAGCAGGCGCTGAAAGACATGGTGCAGGAGTGCTCCGGAGCCAGAAAGGAGCGTATCGCCGTGGTGGGTGCCACCGCCGGCGAGAGCGTGGAACAGCTGGTGAAGCGGGCCGAAGGGCTTAACTGCGAACGGGTGGTGCTGGTGGCCCCCGGTATGGGGGACGGCTCCGGCGGATATATGTGCGCCGCCGCCGTGGCGGGGGCCATCGCGGGCACCACCGACCCGGCGCTGCCCTTGGGCGGCGCCCAGCTCTACGGGCTGGCGGGGCTGGAGTGCACCTATGAGGACAACGAGATCGACGAGCTGGTGCGGGGCGGCGTGACCACCCTGGAGGCATTGGCGGGATCCTGCTATGTGGTGCGGGGCGTGACCACACGCACCACCACCGGCGGCGCGGCGGACGCTACCTGGCGGGAGCTGGCCACCGTGCTGGTGGTGGACGAGGTGATTCCCGGGCTGAGAAATGCCCTGCGCGCCAAGTTCAACCGGGCTAAGAATACGGCGCAGACCCGGGGGGCCATCCGCTCCCAGACCATGATGGAGCTGGAAAAACGGGTGAGCCGGGAGATCATCGACGGTTATGAGGATGTGACGGTGAGCGCGCTGGAGGACGATCCTACGATCTGCCTGGTGGAGTTTGCCTTTACCGTGGCCCACGGGCTGAACCAGGTGTGGCTGTCCGCCCATATTACGGTATAGCGTCCAAGCCGTTGCGAGCAGGCGGCTGCGAGGGAGCTTGGAGCGGAGCGAGGCCGGACGGCGGGGCGCTGTGCGCCCCGCAAACCAGGCCGAGCCGGAGTGAAAGCGGCCAAGCGGTCTGCCGGCTGCGGAGCGTGAATACAAGGAGGAATTTGAATGAGCGCAAATTTCAACAGCGGCCTGCGTGACGCGGGCTTCCCCACCAGCTCCGATATCTGGCTGGAACTGGACGGAAAAAAGGTGGCGGTGGTGCAGAGCTACAACTGCAAGACCACACGGAGCTCCATGACGGTGGAGGCTTTCGGCGAGGAGGAGCCGGTGGCCACGGTGCAGGGACCCCAGAATTATGTGATTCAGCTGACCAGGCTGTACGCCACCGATCAGGCCATCGCCGATAAGCTGGATTTTTACAGCATGAAGAATTTTTCCCTGGTGATCTGCAAGCCCGATAGGAAGGTGATCTACTCCGACTGCCAATGGAGCGACATCCAGGAGGACGCCCAGCTGGGCAGGATGGTGGTGGAAAAGCTGACCCTGGTGGCCCGAAGCCGGATGGAGGCGGCGGCCTAAATGGACAGCGGATTTTGGGCTGGAGCTGACCGGGTGAAGGCGGGCGGGGGGAGGACGCTACGGCTGCTGTCCGCCCGGGAGGTGCTGGAGGCCCGGCGGGAGGGCGACGCGCTTGCGCTGGACGGGAAGGAGCGGGCGGTGTGCCGGAACGCCTGCCTGGTGGCCAAGGCGCTGGAGCGCGGCGGTGAGCCAGTGTTTGAGAACGGCCAGGCGGCGCTGGATGGGCTGCGCCTGGAGGAAATTGCCCGGCTGGCGGACGCTTGGGCGGAGTTTAACCGGGAATGCAACCCCTCGCCGCTGGCGGGGGAGCAGGAGATCCAGCGGCGAAAAAAAGCCTGGAGCACGCGCGTTATGAGCGCCTTCAATGGCTTTCTGTCTGATGTCGTCAATTGTGTACATGATGCGCCTCGCCGTCGCCTCTGTATGGCGTATTGACACGATTATAGTCGGTTTTCTTGTCGAATCGCTCATTTCAAATTCGTTCGTTGCATTGTCGGCATATTGGAGAACCAAATCTTCGACTTGGTTGCGCTCGTCTCAGCTTCTAGGTAAGTCGCTTGTTGCAGTGGGTGCCAGGTTACTGGTGCGGGAATCTTACGACGACTTGGTTACGGGTTTCTTCGTAGGTGCCAGTTCGCTGATGAGGATGGCGGCGAAGATGAGGGCGAAGCCGCAGATCATCTGGAAGGTGAGGCGTTCGCCATACAGGATGACCGAGCAGATGACGCCGAAGACGGACTCAAGCGACAGGATGAGCGCGCCTTGGGCGGCGGGCACATGAGCGAGCCCGACGTTTTGAGCTATGTAGCACACGCATG